TGCTTGATCTGCGCTCATTCCCCATGTTGGTTACTTGGCATTGCTGCCGGTCACATACTGGTGTTTTACCGAGTCTTTGATGCCGTAGCGCTTCACGGATGCGTGTTCGCGGATAAACGCCATGATGATCACGCCAAGTGTGTGCACCTCGTCGGTCATCATTTCAAGCGCGGAGTCATCGCCGCCAACTTCGTCAGCAATGCTCTCAAGCAGCATGTCAAAAACCTCGCTTCCAATATCCTGGCCAATACAGTCAAGCGGGTGCACGATCTTGGCTATCCAGTAGTCGCGGTGTTCACCTGGCTCACCATCCACATCAATGTCGTCCTGCGCCTCGCCATGCGCATCGCTTTCAGTTTCGCAGTGGCCCGCATATTCTTCTTCGTCAGTGCTGTAGCACCAGTTGCCTATGTTTTGCATGACTTTCCTTAAAGTGGTGGGGCGGCCCTTGGTGAAGCGGGCTTGCTGCGGCGGTCAAGCCGTTATCAGCGGTTTTGCAGGCACTTGCGCATCACCACTGCGCGGTGCGCCCCGTTTTGTTACGCTGCTTGCTGAAACGTCATCCTTTTGAACACCTCAAGAGTCGCTGCTACATCTCGCTTACAGTATTCGGCCACTTCATTAAGGCGGCCTTCTGCTACGGATGCACCGACCATAGACCCATCCATGCCAGACTTTGGGCTTTCCACGCCAAGCGCAAAACAAAGCTTGTCAAGTGAAATCGTTTTCCCTACCCCTGCAAACTGGATCATGGTGTCAAAAATTTTCTCAAGCTCCCAAGGTTTTGCTTGTGATGCTCGGCTCAGAATCACATGCGGCTTGATGCCGTTGATGATGTAGCGTTGCATCAAAAAGCGCAGATCAAAGCTGGCGACGTTGTGCCCAACAATGCACGTCGTAAACCACTCGTTTCTCGGAACTTGCTCAAGCGCACAATTGAAGGATTTGAGTAATTCAGGTTCGTCCAAAGTCGCCAGCGACTCAGGCTGGAGCATGCCTTCAATGTGGCAGCCGATCACCACCACTTGCCCGAATGCGCCGTCAAAGCTGGTTTTTGCAATGGCATCCTCGATAGCTTCCGGCTTGCTTTCCTTGTGCCACTTTTCAATGCTGGCAGGCAGTTTGATCGTACCGGGCGGTGTGACGTTGGCAGCGATGTAATCGCGAATGTCTTGGCGCTGTGCGCCAATGGTTTCGATGTCGATGGTAATGGTTGTCATGGCGATAATTTCTCAAAATGGAATGTCGATGTCATCGTTAAACGGGATGTCTTCGGGCATTCCGCTGTCATGATGCTGTGCTTTACGAGTTGCACCTTTGAGTGGGCGATGGCGCAGGCCAGCAACAAACTTCGTCAGCAGTTCCGGCGTTGTCTTGCGATCCAGAATCTCACTTGCCGTGAATTCGTCAGCAGCTCGAAACACGTTTTTCAGAACCATGCGCGTTCCGGTTGATCCGTCTTGCTTGGAATAGTCTTCTGTTTCAAGCAGTACGCCGATGGGCTTGTGAAGCTCAGAAAACACGGTTCCAGGCTCTTGCACATCCTTCTTCTGGTCGTAGTCGTAGCGCGTGACATTTGCCTTTGTTGGACTGATGCTGCGCAGACTCATGCAGGCCATGATTGCCATCAGTGCGTCGTAGCCTTGGTACTTTTCACCAGATGCGCTCATGGTGTAAATCGAGAGGTTTGCTTTCTGGCCGGATGTGGACTTGAATGCGAACTCAATGCCCTTTGTGCCGCTCTTGGCTACGATCTCTTTGGCCTGGGTAAATTCCCCGATGTACTTGCCAATTTCTTTGATGCTGCCGCCAGTGGTGTCGGCTTTGCGTGCGCTGTTTATGTCGAGGTTGTACATGGTATTTGTGCTTTCTGTTTAAGCAGGTTGGGTGAGTTGGTAAAAGTCTGCAATCGTGTTGTCGATGGCTGCGAGATCGTTGTCGATGAGTTGGTCTGAGAACATGCCGACTGGCGACTTGCAACAGTCTTGCCCGTTGGTCTGAGTGGCGAATCGGTAGCTTCCATTGATCACCTCAGTGCGCAAAACAATGGTGAAATAACCTTCGGGGACAAGGGTCTGATCAACCATCTTGCCCACCGTCTTCATGCGCGTCTGGCCGAAGTCATCGGTTTGCGTGTGGGCCAGGATGTAGACCCGGCGATGCTCCGCCAGATCTCCGGCCGCATTGAAAATGTTCCAAGCGTTCTTGGCTATGTCGCTGAACTTGTCGTAGCCCTTTTCACTGGAGCGCGAAAGCAGTTCATTAACCATCACAGCTTGGTAATCATCAATCACCACAATGTCAGCGTGAGACTGGCGCAAACAGCGCTCTATCAGCGCCGGGTCGCTGGTTTGAATGACATTTCCATCTGACTTGAGAGTGATCCGTGTTTTCCAGCCAGTTGCACGAAAAGGTAAAGGCTTTTTGATGCACTGGATCAGCAGTGTTTTGGATGGGTCAAGGTTGCGCAGGCTGGTGGATTTTCCAGACCCGCTAGACCCGAGAATCAGAGTTGCAATTGACATAGTGTGCTTTCGTGTGAAGTGCGAAAAGTGGTGTGTCGTGTGAAATTTTCCGTGGTGGATATTGCAGCCCATTGGCTCTGCAAATCAGCGGAAGATACTCATCAAGCCGCGTGTCGCCTGCATCTGTGCAAGTCATCACAGCGTCGTGCAAAGCGGCTTCAAAACAGCGCTGATCGGCTTCGATCTGTGCGCAGGCCATGGCGTTGTCGGCGCTTTCTTGTGCGTCAAAATGAATCATGATTTACACCTTCTGTTAAATCACCCACTGCACCGCTGAGAGGCGTGCTGTGGCTTGTTCGGTAGTCCAGTGGTATTCCTTGGCGACTGCGCTGACTGCAATCCACATGCAGTCAGCATCGCTGGGCTCCGCGTTGGTGATGGCGCTCCATATGGCGGCCTCTTTGAGTGCGTCTGGTGCACAGCAGGCTGGCGCTGCTGGAACACTGTTCTGATCATCGAGTTCTGATTGGCCGTTGAATGCTTCCATTTCAATAGCTGCTTGCGCAATGTCTGCGAGGGCTTTAGCCTCTTTTTCTTCTTTTTCCTTGGCTTCAGCAACTTGGGCCTCAAAGGCAGCTTTTTCGGCGGCCATCTTCTGGCGCTCGGCGGCCAGCGCATCGTTCTGGCGTTTGGTTTTCGCTTCAAACTCTGCTTGCTTGGCGGCAGCTTCGGCGGCCAGGGCGGTGCGTTGGGCATCAAACTCTGCCTGGGCTGCCGCTTTCTGTGCGGCCTCTGCTGCGGCTTTGGCTGCGTGCTCTGCGGCCAGCCGGTCGGCTTCTGCCTTGGCTTTGGCCTGCTCGGCGGCGAAGGCTTCTCGCTCGGCCTTAAATGCTGCTGCGGCGGCAGCTTGCTCGGCCTTGATGCGGGCCTGCTCGGCTTCTTGCTCCAGTTTGGCCGTCAGCAGCTCATCGACCTTGGCTGCAGTCTGCTTCAGCACCTGCTCGGCTTCTGCTTCAAATTCTTCAAAGCCTTCAATCTTGATCTCTGCCAGCTTGTCTTTGAGCGACTGGATGCGCTCTGCTGTGCGGCACGATGCAGCCAACTCAACATACTGGCGAATGCCTGCGATGCGCTCGGTGATGGCCAGGATGCGGGCGCGTTCGGATGCTTCCTTGGCGATGCGCTCAGCTTCTTTGCGCGATTCTTCAGCCTTGATCTGATCGTCTATCGGCTTTTCCAGCTTCAACAGCTCGGCTGTAATGCGGGCTGCCTCTGCATCTATCAGACGGCAATGCTCAAGTGCTGGGGCTTTGATTTCCTTGCGCTTGGCCTCAAGGCTTGTGCGCAGCGTTCTCACCTCGGCCCGGTCAGCCTTGGCAAGCGCCATACCTTTGGTTGTGGTCAGTTCGTAGCTGACATCCTTCAACCGGCTGCGAAGCTCTGCAAGACCAGCTTCTGTTTTGCTGTACTCTGCAATTTCACCGGCAGCACGCTCGATCAGTTCGATATTCATCTCAAATTCCTCCAAGTTTTAAAAGCGATCCGCGCAGAGCGCTGCGACTCCTGTTGTCGCTGCAAAAAACGCCACCAGCTCATCAGATTCAGCTTGCGTTAGCCGGTGCCAGCAGGACAGCTCTGCGGCCAATTTCCCGCGTGCATCAAGGTCATCTACTGTTGTGTGCGCAGGCGCT